GACAGGCCACAGGCGACAGCTGATAGGCGACAGCTGATAGGCGACAGGCGACAGGCGACAGGCGACAGGCGACAGCTGATAGCTGACAGCTGACAGCTGATAGGCGACAGGCGACGAGCGACGAGCGACGAGCGACGAGCGACGAGCGACGAGCGACAGGCGACGAGCGACAGGCGACGAGCGACAGCTGACAGCTGGACACAAAAAAAGCCCGTCCAGTTAAGGACGGGCTTTTAGGGGCGGGATCGTTTAATCGTTTCGGGTTTTTATGGGATTGGCAAACCCCGACGCAAGGCCAAGCACAACACAAGCGAAAATGGTTAAGGGGAAAAGGGCGATGAAAAGCGCAATCTTGAAAAAGGTTCTCATCGGTTCAATGTACTCCAATGGCGATCTTGACACCCTTGAACTTTTCCGATCCGCATGCATGGCCCGACGGAGTACACGACCCGCAGAGGCCGGGGCAAACAAAAGCGCGCTCGCCAAGCGATGCGACCACGGCTTTCCGATACTCGGGGGTCCGTGCGCCAATTGGCGCGTCGTGCTCTTTCGCAATCTTGACGGCCACGAATTCGCCACGGACACAAGGGAGCGACTCCATGCGCGCCCGATAGGCTTCGCCATACTTTGAACCGCTCGAAAGGTTCAAAAGGTAGTTTTCTGGAAACGTCCCGCCAGCGTCGTGATGCGCCAAGAAAAGCGCCCACGACTTCGAGTAACCGTAGACTTTGATATCGGGCCGAAGCGCTATCGTTTCCATCCAAAAGCGCAAGGTTTGGATCGAATCAAAGTCACCATCCACATAAAGGCGAAACTCGATCCCTTCGGGAAGGGAAAGAAACGCGTCCCGAATCAATTCACGACCCTTTTCCTGTTGAAGAAGAAAGGTGTTTTGAGCGTGAATGAAAAACGGTGTCACGAAGCGCCAAGCGCGGAAAGAATAGCAAAACGAAAGACACTCGCCAGCGCCGGGACAAGTCACCTCGGGCGCGCTCGAAAACTTCGCGAAAGGTAGCTTTTTGTTCCCGCTCATCTGAATAATGGAAAAGCGCGGCTTTCCGTCCTTCAAAAACTCAAGAAACTTTTCAGCGCCCGACCTCCACCCCTTAGATGACGTAAGGAATTCATCTTGTAGGGTATCGGCGATGTCATAAACGGATGACGCTTGGCAATCTCTCACTAACTGCTTTTGGATGTCTCTTTTCATATTGGATTGGATTGGATTGGATTTGATGCGTGCAAGATGCGCATTATTTAGAGAAACAGAAAGCGTAGCCTGTTTGATCGGGAAGCGCGCCAGAAACTAGATCGTTTGGCCACCCGTTGGCCTTGCAAAGTCGCAAGGCCGCCCCAAGGTGATTTCCTTCGGCGTCTAAAGCGTAATCATAAGAAAGCGTAATGGGTTTAACGCCGAAGGCTTTAGCCTTTATGCGCGATCCCTTGTGATTCGTGGCGGGCAGATACTTAGTGATGATCGATTTCATGATATTGGATTGGATTGGATGGATTGGAAAAGATGCGCGTGATATGCAGATTAATACTCTGCAAGCCCTTCGGCCATGGATGCGGCCATCATCGTCATGACGCCGGAAAACAGAAAGCCGAAGAAGTAAACCGGCAAAAGGCCGGTACCTTGAAAGATCGTGTAAACGATCAAGAAAAGGCAAACGGCGGCGGCGATGCCAAGCAAGGCGGCGATGGAAGCGAAAGTGTGGAAAAAGATTTTTTTCATAGGATTGGATTGGATTGGATTAAGTTGGGGGATTCCCGGTGCGCACAAAGTAAGTGCCGTGTGCGCATAAATCAAGAGAAAAAGGGAAAAGAATTTCCGGCCCTTAGTTTCCTGGCGTCGAGCGTCGAGCGTCGAGCGTCGAGCGTCGAGCGTCGAGCGTCGAGCGTCGAGCGTCGAGCGTCGAGCGTCGAGCGCCGGGATCGAGCGCCGGGATCGAGCGCCGGGATCGAGCGCCGGGATCGAGCGCCGGGATCGAGCGCCGGGATCGAGCGCCGGGATCGAGCGCCGGGATCGAGCGCCGGGATCGCCAAATTATTGAAAATATCGCAAATACGCGCAATATTGATTATATGATTCAGACTGAATCTATGAAAAACCTGGAATTCATTGAAACGCTTGAACCTATGGAATACCTTCCAGCTATGGACAACCTGGCATATATGATGAATATAATAGTATAAAAACCATATCCACCAGAGAAACCAGAATCACCGACTCAAGCCTGTAGAAAATCCTGTGCCTGTAGAAAACGTCGATTGCAATGAATTTCTGTGCCTGTAGAAAACGTCAGTTGCAATGAATAATCTGCGCCTGTAGAAAAAAGCTCAGTTGCAATGAAATTCTCCACCGATTCCGCCCTTACCCCCCTCGCGATGAAGAATGGAGAACTCCCCGTGCATCTCCATCGCCGCCTTTTGATAGGCGGCTGAAGCCTCCTCAATGGCGTCGTAATATCCAAGGTTGTAACTCTTGTAGTTCCTCTTGATTTGAGCCAACCACTTGCCGCGTGATTTCGCCCAAGAAACGCCACGCACCCCCGACGTTGGACTTAGCGGTTGCGCCCTGTTGGTGCAATTCTCGCGAACCGTGGCGAGGCGGAGATTACAAATCCGATTGTCATCCCGAACCCCGTTAATGTGGTCAATCTGATCCGGCGGCCACGATCCGTGGTGCATCGCCCATGCGACACGATGCGCAATCCATATGGCACCCCCTGCGTAAATCTGAATATAGCCCCGGACGTGCCGCTTCCCTGCGTTTCCGCCACCATTCCTCAAAACCCCTGTCGAGGGATCGTAGGTGAACAGGCGATGAAGTTCGGAGATTGGCACTTCTCGCATCTTACTCCCCCCCCTCCCCTTTCGGTTTCCGCACCCATGATGGTCGATCAGGGGATGGCCGCTTCTGTTTGTTTGATTGGTTCATGCTAATGCTCCCAGAATCGCTTCAGATCGACGATCTCGCCGTTGCGGCGTCAATTCCCACCAATCTCCTGATCGGTGCCCTCGCGCGACGGTGGAGGGCAAGAATTGTCGATCTCGGCATCTTCCGCGCCGATGGAGTATGACCGCTTGATCCATTCATTGAAATCACTGTCAGAAAGCCAAGGGAAGAAGGTCCGCAACAAAGCTGGATCATCGGACCCCTCCCCCAGCATTTTGGGATCACCCCCACCTTTTCGGGAATCAGGATCCACCCCCACCCCCGGCGTCGTCAGGAAACACAAACCACTCCCCCACCTCCAGCATCACGGCGCTGAAGATCTCCTCCCTGATCGATTCCGGCGATGGCGTGTCGGTGTGCTTGTGGGCACGATACCACCCGCCCTCGACGCCACGCTCGACGCATTCCTCCATGAGCCGGTATTCGTTCGCTTTCATCACCCCCAGACCTCGCGGAAGATGAGGTAGAAAAACAGGCACGAGAGCAAAGCGCACGCCCCAAGGACGATGATGACGGTCTCGACGGTCATAGCTCGACCTCCTCCGCGACGGTGTAGAGGAGCAGGACGAGAATCAAGAAGGTCCAAATCACCAGGCCGCTCATAGGCCACCCCCACGGTTGAAGCTTTGGATGTGTCGGATCGTCGCCCGTTGCTCCATCGCCGCAACGATGACAAGGGTGACGACGGCGAATGCGAGCATCGCGATGGCGAAGACGATGACGGAGCGAATGCCAAGGTCGTCGTTCATTGCTCACCCCCTTCTAGTGCTGCGCCGAAGGCGAGGTTGCCGAGGTAGTCGCAAGTGCCACACTCCCCCCACGCATTTTCATGCGGACAAAAAGGATTCTCGATATAGAGCGACTCGAGAAAAGCCTCATGCGCCAGACGCACCGGCTCATCGGATTTCTCGCGCGGCACGGACCAGACGTGACCGCAGGTGACGCAGGTGACGATGTCTTCGTTCGCGTCAGCCGAGAGCCGAGGGAAGTCCCCCATACCATCGCAGTCGCGCGGGCATTCCGGCCCTTCGGCGAAGTCTATCGGATCGAGGTGGTGATCGTTCATGCCGCCCTCCCTTTCCTGCGGACACCCGCGCGCATAAAGCGATTTATGTCTTTTTTCTCGCTCGGCATCTCGTAGAGTCCGCGACGGAAGAGGAAGAAGTTCATGCGCTTGGACTCGATGTCAGTCCCCGGCATGTCTTTCCAAGTCTTATCAAGGAAGGTGTCGTCGGGACCGGCGATGGCAGGGTGGTAGTTCGGATCGGTGAAAGCCACCCCGTCGCTTAACCGAAGGGCGGAGGACATGGTGTCTGGGACGTAAGCGGAATAGATGTACATATGTAGTGATGTTAGTTAAGGTTGGATGTTGGTCTTCTGAGAATTGAAAATTCGCCATGTAAGTCTTCCGCCCCCTTGCGATATGCTTCGGCGGCTTCGGGTATAGTGCTAAATGTCCCGAGATAGTAATTTTTGTAATTTCGCTTAATTTGAGCCGTCCACCCCCTTCTTGCCTTATCCCACGTAACCCCTCTCGCGCCGGACGTTTTGCTAATCGGACGATTGCTGTTGCACACATTCTGGCGTGAGCTCGCCAACCTTAGATTGCAAATTCGATTGTCATCCTTGACTCCGTTGATGTGGTCAATTTGATCCGGGGGCCATTCCCCGTGATGCATCGCCCAAGCAATCCGATGGGTATATTGCCTCTTGCCCGCAACGTGAGTGCTGCGATACCCATTAACGCCCAGAGACCCCGCCTCGACCCCCGCCTTAGAATTGTTGGACCTGTGCATCCCGTTCCTCAATACCCCCGTATCCGCATCATAGATGAACCGCTCACGCAGTGTCGTGATGTCTGTTGTTTTTGTGCTTGCCATCGAATTTACTTCTGGACGACCGCACCCCGATCCTCGGGCAGTGTAGCCAGCTGGAATTGCATTGCCCCGCGCTCGATGGCGGCGGCGATCTCGTCCCGCACCTCCTCGCGGAGAGCCTCTGTCCACTCAGAGTGAGGAGGGAGCGCAAATACAACCTCCATCGAGCCTGACGTGAGGAAGAGAGCAGAAAGGAGGTGTCGATTTTTGGGGTTCGCCTCCGCGATGCCCTCGACCTCGGCGGCGATCTCCATGGATCGGTCCCCAACGGGATCGACCGGGGCGGGAGGCGCGACCGGGGCGGGAAGGTGGTCCCTGAAAACCCAAACGAAGTCTGATACCGCGACGGTGAGGCAGACCAAGGCAGACGTGACGCAGATCATTTTCATTCCACATTTTATGCGTATTGCATGCGCATTACAAGGCAAATCTCAAATCACCCGAAAATTTTCCCGAGGGTGAACAAAGCCACCCCCACCCCAAATCCGAAAATGAAAATCAGGAATAGGCAAGCACACCCGCACCCCGCAGGGGATCCGGTTGGGGGAGTGACCACGTCGTCGAGGGTTTCCAGGTTGTTGTGTCTCATGCCTGACTATTTGTCGAAATAAAGCACGGAGTGGACTCCCCCAACCATGCGCCGATTTGATTGAAATAGAAAAACTCCTCCGCCTCTTCCCTGTCGCATCCGTCCGACTCTAGACGTTGCAGAACCCTTTCCTTGTGATAGCAGACGACGGGGTTTTGCCCGTATCTTTCGACGATTCCGACAATGCAATCATCGTAGCCGGTCATCGTTAGGAGTTCGTGTTCGTCGGGATCGAAACCAGCAAACAGGTCGGAGTCTTTTGGTTCACTCATAACTTAGTGGACTCCAGATCAACCGATCTGGGAGTTGAGAGGATGCTAAGGAATTCAATCCCTATATGATGCGTATACGCTGGCGGAATAGCCTCCGCCAGTTGCGATTGTCGCAAGTTCCAGTCGATTCCGAGGATCTCCTTCCATCGCTCCGAGGTTCCGGCGTGGCGACCCTTCCCGGTTACGGACATATCCCGATAATCCCAATTGTTCTCCGCCGCGAATCGCTTCGCCACACCGGAGCATTTCGGGTGCGTCGGGACGGCAATAGGTCGGGACGTTTCAAATATCCGGTGCCTGGAGATGGGCAGTCCGAACATTGTCCCGCAAAGTTTGATGGTCGGTTCTTGCATCTCATCCCGTGCTCCGATTACGTTCTCAATCACCCAATCGCAGCATGACGCCATCATCAGTTCCCGGCAAATTGCAATGAGGCGCGGCTCGTCTTTGCCGAGCGAATAGGAGACATGCTTGCTCGACCTCGATGTGACGTGCTTGCTGTACCCCTGACATGGCGGGGAGGCATGGATCAAGTCGAACTCGTGACCATGCTCCAGCAAATACTCGACCGCATCCCCTCGGATGAAGTTAAAAGGGTATTCAGGTTGCGGCTTAATGTCCACGCCCGTAACCTCGAAGCCCGCTCGATGATAGCCCATTCCGGCACCTCCGCCGCAACAGAACAAATCAAGCACCCTCATCGATCACCTCCGATCAGCACCAGAACGACTCCCCAGATGAAGAGCGCAACCAGAGTCACGCTCCACGGATCGGGTCCGCGCTTGTGGGCGGCACTGCGGTGGTAAGGTTCAATTTTCATTGTAGGCGCGGACGGCATCGAGGATGTGCTGAACGAGACCTCGGTAGCCTTGGTGGTGACCTGCCCACTCACTGAATAAGGCATTCAAGTCCCGATGCTCGTCCACGGAGAGTTCGATCTTGTGCTTGCCCAAATTCAAGAACTTCACCGGGGGCAGTGGATCGTCCTTGTCGGAACTCTGCTCGGTGAGGATCCCGTCGAGGATGTCATCGATCTCTTCGAACGAGAAAGATGAAAGGCCGAGAAGGGCTTCATCGAACTCACGGAGAGCGCCGAGTTCGATCTTCAGTTCCGGCATGTCCCAGACTGAGTCTTCGGCCACGCGGTTGTCACTCAGGATGAGGGCGCGGATTTGGTGATCGTTCAGGTGAGTTGTGCGCACGCACGGAACCACCGGCATTCCGAGGGACTTCGCCGCGAGCCATCGCCCTCTCCCCGCGATGATCTCATTGCTGCCGTCCACGAGCAAGGGCACGGTGAAACCGAACTCAATGATTAGTCCAGCGAGCTTCGCAATCTGATCCGAGGAATGGATCTTGATGCGGTTCTTGTTGGTCTTCAGATCATCGACGGCAATGCGCTCAATCTGATCCGCTACGATGAGGATTTCTTTGTTCATTAATTGAGGAAAGGGGACCACGCTTTCATCGCGCCTTGAAGTTGATCCGTGAGTTCGGAATCGAGCCTGTTGTGCTTAGATAAATTCACTGACGCAGGTAAGACCCTGAGGTTGGCATGGTGATGCTTTCCTCCGCGACTTAGAGGGACTATATGATCGAGGTGAAAGTCGATCCCGAGGCACCCGCGAAGGCGTGCGGCACTTTGCAATAGGACGGTCTCGATAGCCAGAGAGTGATCTGGGTGGGTCGCGTTGAGTTTTGCGGCCCTGCGTCGAGCAAACCGCGCTCGCACCTTTTCTGGATTCGCGGCGCGCCACCGAGCGTCTATCGCTCGACGCGCCTCTGGGTTCGCCGCCCTCCATCGCTTGATGCACTCTTTCACCTTTTCTGGCTGATCCGCCCTCCGCCGAGCGGCGTGAATCCTGTCTTTCTCGGGATTTGCTGCCCTCCATCGCACTAGACTCTCTCTCGCCTTTTCTGGATTTTCGGCGCGTGCCCGAGCCGCTCTCTCTCGCTCTTTCCTTCGCCTTTCTTCCAGTTGCTCCGCTGTGCCCCACCGCTCACCCCCTCCATTGCACAGCGATTGATAACAAAGAAACACCTTCCCCGAATCAGTCGGGTGATGGTCTCCTGGCTTCCTCCTTTCTGTGACGGGTGCGCTCATCAGTTAAGCAATTGAAGACCGATGGCGTTTAGGTCGCGCTCCAGCATGGCGTTCACACCGGCGTCTTTTCGCTCGCGGATGCGGGCTAACAGCTTTCCGAATCGGTTCACCGCCGGGAGAATGTCCAAGTGAAAGCGGTAGAGTTCCTCGACCGTGAGATCCTCGTAGTCCCCGGCCCTTTCCTTTTGGGATAGATAAGTCACCAAGCGATTCACATGGGGATGGATGTTAGAATATCCGACATCACCATCAGCCTTCTCCACTCCGCCCGTGGGTGCCTTCCCCCTGCCCATATCCACCGCCGTCGCCACACGCCCAAGCTGGATTGATTTCCGCAGTCGAGCCGAGCCGATGTCGCGCTCCTCTGCGGCGTGTAGCCACTTCACCTGATCGGGTGCCGGTAGCGCCGCCACTTCGCGGTGGTGGCTGAAGCTCAGTGCTTCGACGCGCCGCCGCTCCAACGGCACCCGGTTACACGTCGATGCGATGTCGCGGAGGCTCTGGATCTCAAAACCGGTTATCTCCGCCCAACGAGAGTATTTTTCGCCGTAGTGAGCAGATGCCGAAACCAGCAGATCGCCAAGGGCAAACTTGCAGGTGCGCTCGGCCATCGAGATCTGCCTCATTGCTTCCTCGAAAGTGTGTTCAAGCGGAATTCCCTCAACTACCGCCCCGTGCGGGTTGATCGTTATGCCTGCGAGTTTTCCTCCAATATGTGCCAATTGTGCCATACCTACACCATGCGCATCAAATACGCATGTCAAATGAAAATTCGAAATTATTCGCCCGAGACCGATGCGTCATCGACCGGTGGTGCTGGCGGGAGGTTGGCAATGGAAGCGAGGAACGCACCCTTGCGGTGGAGGATGAGGTCGCGGGCCTTGCTGATCACGCCCTTCGCCCTGTCGCCTTGGCACACGGTCGCGCCGGTCTGCTCGTGGATGGCGGAGAATGCGCCGGTGCCGTAGACGCTACGAATGGCGCAGACAGTGATGCCGTCCTCGATCTCCGCACGGGAGATGACTCTGGCGCGGATGAATCGACCCGATGAAAGAGAGATTACGATGTTCATTTTAGTTCGTTGATGAGTTCCCAATTGTTGAGCCAGAGGGCACCGTCCATTTCGAGGATGTGCTGCCGTTTGAATTTCTCGATGAGGTCGAGGCGAGCCTTCTCGGCGGAGGCGCGCTTCATCTCCGCCTTCCACCCCTTCGGCCATTCTCCGAAGAGCGTCTTGTCTGCCCTGCCGGTCTCGATCCATCCGATGTGCTGCGCGTTCGCCGCAATCCAATCGGTGATCGAGTATTCTGTCCACCTCTTCACCTCGGCTTTGTCGGCGAGGGCGAGGGTTTCGAGTTGCTTGGTGGTGATCTGCTTCATGCGCTCTTGATCCGCGTTATATGCGCACACGTCAATCGAGTATTTCAATTATTTTCTGCGATGAGTCGAATCTTGGGGTTTGCCTCCACCCACGCAGTGACGGTTTCCACAGTGTGGTCTCGGCAGTCGAACCCGGCGGCGAGATGACGTTGTCCGGCCTTCCGGTCAGCATACCGCACGAGGATGGCGTGCACCTCGGGGGCGACTTCAATGATTACCGGGCGGGGTTCTTTCTTCATGGGATTCAGCCTTTCTTGAGGTTCCGGTTGGCAAGCCCGAAGGCGATTGCTTGCTTGAGGACTGCCTCATCGAAGGAGTGGTTGCCACTGACCTGATTGCCGTTGTCGAGGTTGATCACGGCAAAAAGACCCCCCTTGGTGATTTGAAGGGTGCCGTTCTGCATGATCCTGAATTTGATGTCGTTTTCCATGCGCCATTCATACGCCCCTTATGCGCATTGTTCAAGTCCTTTTTTTCGCTTTTTTAAATCACAGCAAATCCCAATCGGTCGGGCGACCCCTCCCCCACGCTTCTTTCTGCGCGCCGCTGAAGACCGCTCGACTCGACTCCGACTTCATTGCCCTCGACGGCGGCAGTCCGAGTTTTTCGGTGAGTTCGACGCACCGCTTCGACACTGCCGCTCTCGTGACGTTGTAGCGCTCCGCGATAGCAGTCTGGCTCATGCCTCCGTAGCAGATGCCCGAGACCAGTGCGAGCACCTCAAGGCTCAGGCGAGTGTTTGCGGTCCCGGCCAATTCCCCCACGACCCGAGCAAGGGCAAGCTCGTCCTCAATCGATGTGATGCCGAGCCGGTTGCGCATCTTGCTTGCCGCGCCCTTTACCCACGACTCGCTCTTGCTGTGCCTCCTTGCAACAAGCGCGGGTCGGCACCCGTCGACGTGAAGTGCCACACCGGCGATCCCCACCGCGAGGCTTGTCGCGGGCGCTTCAAAAAGTTCCGCAATCATCACTCGCAGACTGTCCTGAAGTGATTCCCGGCAGGAGGGGTTGTCGAGGTGACCGGGAATCCCACCCTCATCCACCTCCTCTTCCGCACCTGCCCCCCATCCCAGCAATCCCACCAGGCGACTTTCATCAAGCTCAGGGGATCCGCACCCCTGCGCATCGATGTGCGGCTTTTCCAGGCCGGGAGGGAGGGCGGCGCGCTCCTCGGGCGTGAGTGAGGCAATCCACTCCTCGTAGGCTTTCCGGTATTTCTGGTCCTCGGCCTTCTGGCGCAGATGGTAGTCGTCTTGGGTGTCGTTCATAATGTGACAGAATTAATTGTGTCGTGTCTAATGTGACAGAATCTTTAGGCCCCTTCCTCATCCTTGACACATTCCCATTTATTATTAGCGCCCCTCTGAAAGAGGGCGCTAATATTAATTGTGATTGTGTCACGGTTGGGAGGGGCGTTCAGAACTGAATTGATAAGTAAATAAAAAGCATTTTGAATGGGATTGTGTCGTATAAGGTTTATCAATTATCCTTATAGGGAAGTGTCTTATGCGTGTGGTGCAAATTTTCCATCATCCGAGTAAGGGTTCTCGTATCCCTCCTCTTCGAGAATCTCTCTCACGGAGACCCTGAACTTCGGATGGCAGTCCTTGAATTCAGCGAGGTATTTCTCCCATGCCTCGGGATAGAATTCGGCGTATCCCCTCCCCGTATTGCACCACCAACATGACGGCACGAGATTTGAGACATCGTTGTTTTGAGTGTCCCCGTCCACATGATCGACATTGACGATCAGTGATCCAAATCTGAACTCCAAGTCGTCGTATGCCTTCCACGGAAGATTGAATCCACACCAATGGCACTCCGACTCATGGGGGCGCTTCAGGTGCTCAAAGAGAACCAACCGATGCAGTGAAACCGTTCCCATCTTCGATGAGAGTGGGTGGTGCCTCAGACCCATCAGAGTCAGGTAGTCGCTTTGATGGTCAAGACATCTGAATGCCCATCCCAAATGAGGGATGAACACGAGCTTGTCTCGTTCAAACTTGATTATCTGAAATCCCTTCATTCCTCCTCCTTGTATGGCAGTCTTGCTTTTGGTTTTTCTGCGCCCTCTAAATCCCCGGCAATGTCCGCCTCAAGCGCATCCTGAACCGTTCCTGCCATTAGTGCCGCGCTCTCCTCAAGTCTCTTGAGGTATCGAGTGATGGTGATGGGGGACTTGTTGAACTTATCCTTGAGACCGGACCTCACGTTTGCCGGGATCTTCCCGCCGTGAGCGGCAGCGGTTTCCACGATCTCCCGCTTCTGAGCCGCAGAGAGGGAGCATGGTGCCCCCGCCTTGCCTTTTGGCCCGCCCGCATCTCTCTCCGCTTTCTCGCCCTTTGGCCTTCCGCGCTTAGGTCTGTCTGGTTCTGGGCATTGCTCCCATCCGATGCCTCCTCCGGTCGAGTGCCTGACGAATATCTCGGATGCGGGAACCACGTCCACGGGGTCTCCGTTCGATGGCATTGTTCGGAAACCGGCTCGCGTCCGCCTCTTTGTGGCAGTGAGACTGAAGGTGGGTGGCGCGTTCTCGTCAGCCGTCTTGATGCGGGAGAGAACGAGCACCTCCCGAGGCCAGTTCGTCAGGTTGCTTGAGCCGAGGCCGGAATACGCCATGTCGGTAGCCGTCATCTCCGCCTTGTATCTGGAGTCCTTGGGTTTCCCTGTGTGGTGGATGATTGCGAAAATCACGCCCGTCTTGATTGAGATGGTCGAAAGCCCCTCGTAGCAGAAATGAGCCACCGCCTCCGCGTCAGAGATGTCCCCGCCGATGTAGGCAACGAGCGGATCGATCCAGCAAATGTCCGGTCTGAACTTCTGAACGAAAGCCTCCAAGAGCGAGAGGAAAGCATCACCGGACTTGTTCGAGATGCGCCTCCAGATGCAATTCTCGCGGATGAACGCTTCCTCCTCGTGGGTGAACTTCTGCGCCTGTTTCACGGCGAGAATGACTTCAGCCACGTCTCCTTGATCGTTCTCCGCCTGGATGGTGAGTTGGCGAAGCGGTCGAACTGCTTTCACGCCAAACGTGAGGTCCGACCGACCTGTTGCCCACCCGAGTTTGAATTGGGCTTGAATGGACGACTTGCCGACACCAGACGGAGCCACTATAATCAGGTTCGATCCACGGCAAAGCCATCGGCGCTCCCCGATCATGGCTGACGGGTCATTCACCACGTCGTAGTTGATGAGGTCGTCATAGGTCCACTCTTCGCCGGAGTTCTCGATCTCTTTTGTGACCTTCCAGTCAGTCCAAGACTTCGCCCCCACCCCCACCTTCAAGAGTGCCTGTCGCACCTGCTCGCCACCCACGGTGCGAACCCCGTCGGGGCACCGGGAATAGCGCGAGGGGTTGTGATTGCCGTCGTCGATGTCCTCACCGAACAACTCGTAGACCTCTGCCGCGCGCTCCTTGTATTCCTCGGCATTCGCCGCGTCCACCCGCACCCATGCATGGATGGACTTGTTGCCGGAGTCGAGGATTGCAGTCACCGGCAGACCCGATGCGAGGATCGCCCCGAACTGCCGCTCCTTCTTGATCGTCGCGCCGGTCGAGTCCACGTCGAACTCCACCAGAACGTGCCGGAATCGCAACACGTCGGCATCGCCGTGCTTCGAATCCGCCGCGATCCTCATCGGATTGATGCGGATGAAGTGCCCGTTCTTGGAGGTGTGGACCTTGGCGAAGTCGCCGCCCTTCTGCCGCACCCGGTCGATCCACTGCTCTCGACTCAGTGTCACCCCGGCGTCAGGCTTGTGCTCGCCCTCGTCATTCATGAACGTGCCGCCGATGCACACCCCCTCCCCTTCCTCGAAGGCCGCACGGAGCAGTTCCTCGAAGCCATCCTCGACGCGCTCCGGCAGGGGCATGTTCGTCGCCCGCGCCCATGCGGATCCTGGTTGTCCACCTGAGTCGTCGCGCCGGTCGTCCCGCTCACGACGCTTGATGCGGTAGATGCCCTTGGCTGGACGCTCTGGAAGCGCACCCGGTGCGGTGCCGCCCGTCCATGGTCCGCTCTTGCCGACCGGCGCTTCCCGTTTCTGCCCTCGGAAGGCGGACTCGATGGTGCCGGTCGCCTCCGATGCGGAGAGACCGTCCTGAGTCGCTCGGGGGAGGAGGGTGCTCACCGCATCCCCCTGCGACATCCCCGCGTCTCGGAGTTGAGCGGCGGCACCGAAGACGGCATGGTTGCGCCCGCCTTCTGCCGCGCCCGAGCGCAGGTAGTTTTCAACGGAGAGCGGAAGACCAGAGTCCCGGTCTTGAAGTCCTGAAGATCGATAGGAGGGCATCAGTTCAGTTCCTCCTTCAATTCCTCAAAGAGACGGTCGATGTTCTTGATCTGCACTGCGCGGAGCGGATCACCTGGCGTCACTCCTTGTGCATCGAGATTAGTGCGCCGCTCGACGCAATCCTGCAAAACCATGAGCACGAGCCGCGCATCGCCAAACAGTTTATCGTCGATGGCGTTGCGGATGCGGCGCTTCGCCTCCGCCTTCATCCGGCGGACATCCTCGGCGGAGGCATGATCAAGGGTGGTGCTGTCCGTTTTGATGCGATGAGTGATCGTGACGGTCCCTAGCAGGATGTGCTCGTCATTGATGACATCCACACCCTCCTCGAAGACGATCATCTCGGAGATTGGCTTTCTTTTCGTGTCAGTTGGCATGTGATATGGTTTTGTTAGAATTATGCTCTGCGAGGAAGGTGAGGTTGCGAAATCTCCCTCGCCCCCACCTTTCGGATCGTCACTTCGACATCGACCATGTCGAGGTTCCCGAGGGAGAAGAGGAAGTCTTCATTGAGGTGGGTGATATCGAGCTTCATCACCATCGTCCCCTTTGAATGACTGATGAGGAGTTGCCCCTGCTTGGAACCGCTCCCGAGTTTCCGCACTGCCTTCGCCACGGATGCGCCGGGGAAGGACATGCGTTTGGAGGCGGGTAGATCACTCACCGGTCACCTCCCGTCTGGTTTTCTTCGGGGCGATGTAGTCGGCTTGATGCCGCGTATTCACGTAAACTCCTCGGTGGAGAGCGACGGGAACGAGCCGCGACGTGCTCACGCCTTGATCGGTCACCGTCACCTTCGCCAGCGTCGGCTTGACCACGAAGCACGTCGGCGCTTTGATGTCCTTCTCTCCCTTGGCGATCTGGACGCGCAGGAGGTCAGCAATCTTCTTCGCGATTCGCTTGGGCATCCGCGACCCGATGCACTTGTGGATTCCGCAGAGCGGAGCGGGTGAGGACGTGGGGAAGAAGTGCTTCCCGCCGAAGGTTGCTTCCCGCCCCGTGGCGTGGTGGTTCCGGTTCGCGATTGAACCCTGCTCGTGTCGTCGGTTAGATGGGTTTTCCATCCCTCCACCATACGCACGCAATGCGCACTCGCAAGGAAATTAAGCGGCGGCACCGATTTCTCGAAGTGCGGCCTCGGCGGAGTCCTTCGTCGCGTAGTCCTTCGCTTTCAGTCCCGCCGCGCGGAGGCGGATCAGGAGCGACGTGGGGAGCGCTTGCGCTTGTCCTCGGCCCGCGCTGAAGCTCGCGAACTTGGCATCGATCCACTTGCTCGCCGCATCAAACGTCGCCTCCGCCGGAGCCGGGTGTCCGTGCTGCTTCATCAGCTTGAGTTGCTTCGGTGTGGCGAGACCCTTCTGCCGACGCAGGAAGAGGAGGTCGAGAACCTTCGATGCCTGTCCCCTGGTGGTGATCTCGTCGGTGTCGAATCCCGCACGGGTGAGCGCATCCAGTTGCTTGGGCGAGGGCGGGTTCGCCTCCCATCCGAACTCCGGCTGGAACTCCGCAGTCTCCATATCACCGCAGGACATGGCGAACTCGATGGCATCGACGACGCGCCCCTTCTTTTTCTGCTTCGCCTCCATGCGCGCCCGCAGTGCGTCGGCGCGCTTTTCCTCGATGTCCACCTCGACGCCGAGCAGGTCGCCGCCGCCATCCTCGGCGATCTTCTCCATCATCGCCTTCGCTTGCTCCTCGTCGCGAGCCACGAGCCGCGCAGGGGTGATGAGCCGGTGGTCGTCGGTCAGGAAGAGCGGGTCAAGCAGAAGGAGTTTATCCTTGTCAGGGTGGATGCGGGTTCCGCGTCCGACCATCTGCGCATACAAACTTAGCGATTTGGTAGGGCGAAGCACCAGCACACAATCCACCTGCGGACAATCCCATCCGGTAGTGAGCAACTGAGCGTTGCAGATCACGCGCGCATCGCCGTGGGTGAACTCCCGCAGTGACTCCCGATCTTCGCCCGAGACATGCACAGCTTTTATCCCCATGTCGTTGAGGATCCTCGCCATTCGGATGCTGGTCTTCACGAGCGGCAGGAAGATGACGATCTTCTTTCGGTCGGCGGCGTGGGTGACGAGTTGGTTCGCCGCCTCCTGGAGAATGGGTTCGATCACCGCGCCGAGGTCGCTCGTCGAGTAGTCGCCACCGGACATCTTCACCTCACGAAGATCCACCGACATGGGGAAGCTCTTGATTTGGATGCGGGAGAGGTAGCCTTCACGGATCAGTCGGTCGAGACCGATGTCGATGGCGATCTTCTCATAGAAGTTGCCGAGTTCCTTTCGATCACTTCGAAATGGGGTGGCGGTGATGCCCAACACTTTCGCATAGGAGAAATGCTTGAAGATCTTCTGCGCGGCATCCCCCAATGTGCCGGAATGACATTCATCGACCACTATCAAATTGAAGTGATCTTCAGCGTATCTATCCAGCCTTCGATGAAATGATTGTGTCGTTGCCACCACCACACGGTCGATCCCCACCCTCGCCGATTGCGTTCCCATCTCTACGCCAGCCTTCTCTCCGACGTGCTGAAAATATTTGTCGGCATTCTGATTTATGAGTTCGCGAGCGGCGGCAAGGAATAAGCAGTTGCCGGTCTCCCTGCGCATGAGTTCGGCGGCGAGGATGGTCTTCCCCGCGCCGGTCGCCGCAACTGCCATGAGCCTTCGGTGACCCTCGCCGAATGAGTGGGCTACGGCATCCAGAAATTCGATCTGATATTTTCTTAATTCCATCCGATCAAATCTCCCTGTCCCAATTCTCGACGTAGATTGGTTTCTCCATGAGGGCGACCATGCGCTCAATCGCCGACAATCCCTCACGGGTGCGGAACCAACGGAGCGCTTCGTCGGTCATCGAGATCACGATTCCAGGTATCGCCGCGCCCGACGCATCGACGCAATGGTCGTCCACATCATAGACGGCACAGGAGGACTCATTGAATCCCCCCACGAACGACGCCCCGAAGTATGCCGCCAATGGCAATCTGCCCTCCTCGACCGCAAGGCGATGGAGGATCAACTGGAGCATGTGCTCGTCGCTCCAATCCATGGGGTCGCGCGGGATTTCGTCTGATGTAGTCATTTCGTGACCCTTTCCATCTCTGCGTTGTGGGCATCGACAGTTTCTTGAAAGTTTTGGTGATTCCTGACCATTTCGACAGTCCACGGTTCCCACTCGACCGATACGACTTCGCGGATGTGGACCTGCCTAGTGGATTGGCTCGCTTTGTTGTCTTTAGCCTCTTGATCCTCGGTAGATGGACTCATGGTTGGGTCTTTTTGTTCCATGGTCATCGGATGAGGTTGAGGATGAGGTCAGCCACGGCGTGCGCATCCGTCTCGCCCTGTCCGTAGCGTTTGCCGAACCGGGCATCCCTCGACGGAATGGAGGCGAGGACTTGATGCGTTCCGGCAGTGCGGTGGATTTCGAGGCCGACGAGTTGATTAAGGATTTCGATCATGGTGTTTAGAATTGACTGACTAGTTCTGTTGTTTCGCTACTGACAATGAGAGCGTTTCGCTGGCTC